GAATCCCGGATTTTTAAATCTCGACGGCGAAAAGGATATGAATATATTTTCTACAGTATGATTATATACCGTACAAAATCACTAAAAACAAGTATGGCTGAAACGAAAAAAGAAGAAGAGCCCAAAAAGGTTGAAGAAACCAAGAAAGCCGAGGAAACGAAAAAGGCCGAAGAGCCCAAGAAAGAGGAACCCAAAAAGGAGAGAAAGGATATGACTTTAGTGGAAATTGTAGAAGATGCATTGAAAGCCAAAGAAACGGAAGTCGAACTTGTCGATCAAGTGAAACCCTTTTTGCAGAAATTATTGAAAGCCGAGGCAAAACACTTTGAGAACATTGAAGCCTTTTTCAAAGTTATGATGGAAGACAAACAAATCACCATGAAGGACGTACCCGCATGCATGGGTCTTCTACAGGAATTATTCTTGTTGTACGATAAACTTAAATCACGTGTAAGTGGAGCCGATGTTGGAAAAACATTCAAGGCATTGATTGAGTTGATGGTCTTGTACAGATTAAAGGATAGTAGTGTATGGACCGATTCTCAACGTGAAGATATTATGAAAGTCTTGGATACTTTGATCTCATTGTCGGTTGATATGATGGATTTGAAGGAAACCTCCAAGAAAATGAACTCTTGGGTGACTAAAATTATGGGTCAAGTAGAGAAGTTGTTCGCCTGTACTCGTTCTACTGTAGAAAATATGACCACTTTGAAAAAGGAGAAACCGGACGAAGAAGTCAAAGCCGAGGATGTGAAAAAGGAGGATGGAGAGAAGAAGGAAGAAAAGAAGGAAGAAAAGAAGGAAGAAAAGAAATAAATGACTAAATAGTAGAAAAAATACGATTTCCATTGTGCAAATTGTATTTTTATTATGATATGGACCATCGTATTACCATTTCGATTTCTTTACAGTAATTTGACTGCCGGGTTTTTTCTTTTTGCCTTTATTGGGGTCATATGCTTCATCTTCGTCATCGGAACCCATATCTTTCGATATATCCCAGAATTCTTTGGATCCTAATTTGAAATCCGGTCGACTTTCTGCTTTGTACCAAAATATCTGGTCGTGCAATTGATTGGACTTTGAATTATTATTAATGACTAAACATTCATAATTCTCAGTGGTTTGATCCATCACTGAACAAAAGGATTCCAATGTAGGAAACATACTGGCAAAATTCTCCCAAATTCGTTTACGGTTAGTCAAATACGGTTCTCTCAAAATAAACACATAATCAATATTGGTTCTCAATGTAGGCGGAATACCCAATGGATATTGCATCGTAATAATCAACATCACTTTCCAATGACGCCCATTCATGAATAACAACCGCATCAATTTGTCTCGCGACCAGGTATTATCGTAGAGACAATCGTCTAAAATGACAAATGTCCGTGGATCAATCGTACTTCTACGGTACTCGGCAATTTCTTTTTTGATCTGTTTTAGTACAGCCTTTTGTCTGCGCAATATATTTTCAATCAAAACCGAACTGTATTCTTCGTGAATAAACAATTTAGGCACGTGACTACTGTAGAAACCATTACCGGCTTCGGTTCCTGATATCACGGTTCCTATAGGAATATCTTGGTGGAAATACAATAGATCGCGGACTAAAAACGATTTACCCGTATCTCTACGGCCAATCAAAACAATCACCGGTCCTTTGTTTTCATCGGGCTTGAATGTTATATTCCGCATATCGAACTTTTTTAATTGCAATGTCATGTTTTTGATAGTAGTATTATTATGAAATCCCTTTTTTTCTACTTATTTTACTTTAGGGAATTAATAGTTTTTCCAATTATTTGAATTGCCACTTATACAAAAAACGGCTAAATAGATTTCATTTGACGAACGGATATAGGATATACAATAAATAGTCAATGCGCGTTTAAGAAAACAAAATAGTTTATTTAGGAAATCCATATTGAGAGAAAGTTACCGATTCTAAATAAACCAACACATGAATACACAATGGAAAATCGAACCAATGACAAAAATAATAATTCCAGATTTAGAAAAAGCAGAACGAGTGGGTGAATTGAAATCTATCCAGACATATAACCCATTATATGACGTCTTTTTCGACAAAAGTAATCTTTCTACAGTATGCTTCAAACAAGATTATTATATTGTAGATGCGGGCCATGTAGCAAAATCCTACGACCCGAAAGTGGCTAAGATTCCCCGGTCTATGTTTATTAAATCGGCCCCATTGATTGATCCCATTCATTATTTGATTGGAAAATACGTCGATGATGACCGTAAATGGTTGAATCTACCACAACCGGACTCAACCGAATCCACTGCCATGAAAAAATTATTAAACTGCAATAATACATCGTATATTGACATGTTTTTTAATTTTCTCTCCAGTCAACTTTTGTCCAAACATGATTTTGTACACGGTATTCAATTCTACGGTTCATTCTTGGGTATTCAAAAGAAATTCATATTTAATGCATACGATGATATCGAATATTTGCAAGAATCCGATTATTTTTTGGATAATTCCGGAAAACTGTACGAAATCGATGAGTCTATGGAAACAGAATCGGATGACGAAAAACAAGGCAGTCCCGTGAATCACAATACCCAACAAAAACGCCCTAAATTAACTATTACTGAAAATGATGTGACTTCCATTGATTTTGCCGAAGAGTTCTTGGATACATCTTGTACACATGATACTTCTTCTACAGTGATTCCAAGTGTTGATGATATAGAAGTTGTATATGAAACTACTAAAAAGAAAAGCAAGAAAACAGAAGGTGATGGCAATGGAGATATCGATGGTGATGACAATAGTGATGATGATGGTTCTAGTGATGATGATTCGGATTCCAGTTCGATTAATTACAGTACAGATGAAGATGGTAATGAAGATGAATCGAGAGAAAATGACGGGCAAAATGGATCGGATTCTGAGCATGATGATGAAGGTGATGAAGGTGATGAAGACGAAGATGAGGATGAGGATGGTGGGTCGTGTAATGAAACGGAATCATCTGGTGATGAATTTTTACCTTTGTATATCTACGATTTTCCTGTACAAATGATTGCTTTGGAAAAATGTTGTGGAACTTTAGACGAATTGTTGGAAAAAGAAGATATAACAGAAAATGAATTAACCGCGGCTTTAGCACAAGTGATTTTTACGTTGATTGCTTACCAAAAAATGTTCTCATTTACTCATAATGATTTGCATACCAACAATATCTTGTTTCAAAAAACCAAACAAAAACATTTGGTGTATTGCGTCGATGGGCAATATTATAAAGTCCCATCGTACGGGCGTATATTTAAAATTATCGACTTTGGTAGAAGCATTTACCGGTTTGAAAATCACATTTTTTGTAGTGATAGTTTTGCACCGGGTGGAGATGCAAATGGACAGTACAATACAGAGCCATATTGGAATAAGAAAAAACCAAGATTGGAACCGAACCCGAGTTTTGATTTGTGCCGACTGGGTTGTTCTATGTATAACTTTTTCATTGATCCCGATGAACCTTTGCCTAAAACCATGACTCCTATACAAGAATTGGTTCATTCGTGGTGTTTGGATGACCAAAATATGAATGTACTGTACAAACGGAATGGCGAAGAACGATACCCGAATTTTAAACTGTACAAAATGATAGCGCGATTGGTTCACAATAAGACTCCAATGAGTCAGTTGAAATTGCCCATGTTTAGCAAATATCAGTGTCCCAAGCCGAAGAAAAAAACGGCTAAAGATCCACCGGTGATGAATATTGATCAATTGCCAGTATTGTATTGCTAAATCGAATCGAATATAATAAAAAAGACTTTGTGATTTTTTATTATAGGGTTTCTACAGTGTTTGTACTGTTAATTTATCCAAGTCTGGGGAATTGTACAAGGTTGGCACCGATACCGAATCCTGCACCACCTCTTGCACTGCTTGCCATGGTAGGAACAAAGACGTCCAATATGGCAAACGTTGCTGCTGCTGAAAGAGCAATGATAGTGATTTCCTCTACATCAAGTTTTCTCTTTGGGATGGCAAATGCGGCTAAAGCAACCATGATACCCTCAACAAGGTATTTGATGGCGCGTTTCAAATATTCACTAAAGTCAACTGCTGGCATGTTTTTTCTAAGCAATATAATATAGAATAATAAAATATTTTACCGATAAAAAAGAACTTAAATTGTATTTTTCTCTCTAAAGTATATTCTCTAAGCATAGATCCATTCATCCCCAAATCAAGAATCCCTAAATATGTCTTCACGTACTTTTGAAAAGAAAATGACTCCCGATGGGAAATTAAACCCCAAATATGTTGACTTATTAAATGAAGACCCCGTTATTCCTAGTCAAATGTACGGATGTTATTCATTCGTCTCTCCTGAAAAGATTATTCGTAACCGCGAATTATTCATGTTTGAAAAGTTCGTCAAACAATGGCAGTACAGTAAAGCAGTGGCCATGTTTTCCGATTTTACGCAATTTTTATCGTACAAGTACAGTATCAATCCGGAAAATATCTTGAATGATTTAGTGACTTTTTGCAAAGAAGAAGAAAATATGCTAAAGCGTGAAGATGTAGTCAGTGATTTCAAACAATTCATGGACAAAAATGAAGAACGTTTGGCTGAAGAATACAATCGCGATAACCAATATCAGACTTCTGTACGGGGATTTATTAATCGTGGTAACTTCGCTAGTCCAGAAGAGGCCGAGAAATACGCCAAGGAACTCCGTGACCGTGACCCCAATCACGATATTTTTGTAGGACGTAACTTTGTATGGACACCTTTGGACCCCGATGCCTATAAAACCGGTCGTATTGAATTCTTGGAAGAAGAACTAAACCAACTTCACCATGAGAAATTGAAGAACGAGAAAAAGGCCAAGGAAGAATTTGAAAAGCGTTTGTACGATGCTAAACGTAAGGCCATTGAGGAAAATGTCCGTCAAGCCAAGGCTAGTGGAAACAAACTGACCCAAACTATGGATGCAGATGGTAACTTGGTAGGAGCCAATACCATTAATTACGATGAACGTGAAGCCGCCGAACCCATTCAAAGCAAAAAACCATTTTTGGAAGATGGCAACAAAAAAGAGTAAATACAATGAGTAATTAATTAAGAGTCCTTGTAAAATTGACGAAACTTGTTTTCTGATATTAGGATTTACACAAAAAAGCCTAATTTTCTTGTAAATCACGAACAAAACACACGACAAAGTATGCAAACCATTTGGACAATGCCTTCATTGCAATTTGAAGTAGAACCACAACCAGAACATGATTCTTCTACAGTAATCGACACGCAGATTGATACACAGATTGATACTATAATAGACGAACCTATTGTACTATCAGAAAACGAAGTCACTGAAGATGAAATGACGGAGTATCATGAATCTACGGACGACGACAATTCATCGGTGGATTCTATTATTATCAACTTGGCTAAACGAAAACAAAATGTATCCATATCAGCATCACAAGTGGCGCAAATATTCAATTTGTCTCCATTTGGTACAAAAGAAGATCTCACCAATAAATTGCTAAAGAAACACATAATCGATTATGATTATGTGGACAAAGATGCTCTTGTTCTACAGGAATTATCACCGGAAGGTCTACAGTATCACCGCTTTGTACTCCAAAAGATTAAACACTGTAGAGAAAGTAGCGAATTGCGCAAATTAGCCGGAAAAGCCATTGCATGTATCTTTTCTACGGAACAATACAAAAATGCATCGGCGAAAACCAAGGCCAATGACCAACGTGTGCTTTTGAGTCACTATAGACGGGTATTTGGTACTTTAAATGAGGAACATGTGGCGGAAATCGTTGGACGATACGGAAAGGCTATTCATAAAGACGACAAAACATATACATTGATGATAAAAAATAGCATTGATTTCCAATTTGTGGTATCGGGGAAAATCGATCGTATCTTGGAACGCGAAGATGGAACCCGGGTCTTGATTGAAATCAAAAATCGGGTCCATTCGTTTCATAAGAAATTACAACGCTATGAAAGTATACAAGTCCAATTATATTTACAAATGACCGGTCTAGACGAGGCGTTTTTGATTGAATATTACGAACGCAATTTCCGGTATCATAAAATCCGACGTGATGACTCCTACTATAATCACGTACTACGGCCACAGTTGATTCACTATACAGAATACTTACAAAAGTGTATGAAAGGCCAGGACCTCCATTGAGTTTTTGTGATGTTTTTGAGACAATTTATACTGTAGGATAATAATACCAATCTAAATATTCACACACCTTTTTCCAAATCATATCTTGTTCCAATTGCTTAATGCGGTCTTTCATCATAGGAATGAATGGCAAGTATTGACGTTGGTCCAATAAAACACACAATTGACACAAAATATAAGTATAATTGAAAAAATTGGTCCGAGTGATTGGACAAAAAATGGCCCACGGTTGTTGGATTTCAATAAACAATACACAAAGGGTTTCTATTAACTCTTCATCCATAACCGGTGGCTGAATGCCTAAAATCGAGTTAATGTACTGTATATGTTCAAAATATTGATTTTTTTCCGCTCTTTTTTGATACGTTGTCGTACAGCATCCAATACTTCTTCGGGTATACGAGTGGTTTCCTTCGCCTGGAATTGAGACAAAATCTCCTTGAAATGATTTAGGCGAATATAGGCCGTATAGGATACTTCATTGGGCATTTCCTTATTTAGGGGTTTTTGATTGTCTACAATATGAATCACGAATTTCCCACATTTCTTGTTGTTGCAAATTAACACACCTTCTTCTTCTAAAGGAATCAATTCGCCTTGATTACACAATAGACAAGATTCGGAATCCAATACATATTCCTGTAGATGAACGGTATCTTGTCCTACATTTTTCCAATATTGTTGAAATAGGCGTTTAGACTGGTTATAACGTTCGTTATTGAGATCGCTACTTTCATCCGTATTGCCTTTGATTTTGAAAAAAGTATGCATGGTCTTCTTGTCTTTCACATTTTCGCCTAAATTAATCTTTTGCTTTTCCTCATAATAATGGAAAATGTATTTGGAATTCTGTAGCAAATAATCCTTTTTACTGGTCTTCAATCCCTTGAGTTCTTGTTTCTTGACTTTGATTTCGTCTAGCAATTCATAATAGTGTTCGTTTTTTTTCGTACGTATTGATTTAGCCTCTTTAATAAGGTCATGTATCTCTTGTTCCAGTTTGGGTACAGTCTCATTTTCGATCACATAATACATACTCATCATATCATTGTGTTTTTCATCAATGGATGTAGTATGATTCGATTTCTTTTTTTCCATAGTAAAATCCCTTGTAGATAAAAATGAAATGAATTCTTTAAACTCCTTTTTTCCCTGATATTCTACTGGACAAGAACTTTAGGCATTTTGCCATTTCGGGATCTTTTGCCACTTTTTTCATTCATTGTGTTCATATTTTCAAGAAATGGAGAGAACTTTAGGCGTTTTTTGCCACATTTCCATTGTTCTTCTACAGTAATTCCTGTACAATGGGCCACTACTAGTTATGTAGTAGAATAAATATCGTATAATAAAATGAAAAGAATTTTTTACGTAGACAAAATGTAGTAAAACGGGTTATTTTCCCAGAAATTTTTATCTTTAGGCATTTTATATTTAGCAAGAATGGCAGGAGCACTTATGCAAATCGTCGCCTATGGCGCACAAGATCTTTTCTTAACCGGAACCCCCGAAATCACTTACTGGAAGGTGTCTTACAGACGCCACACCAACTTCGCAATGGAATCCATTGAACAGACTTTCCAAGGACAAGCCGACTTTGGTCGCAGAGTCAGTGCCGTTCTTTCAAGAAACGGTGACCTTGCATACAGAACTTACTTGCAAGTAACTCTTCCTGAAATCAACCAACAAATGAAGGCATCCAGTGGAAACGTCTATGCCAGATGGTTAGACTATGTTGGTGAACAAATGGTCTCTCAAGTTGAGGTTGAGATTGGAGGTCAAAGAATTGACAGACAATATGGTGACTGGATGCACATCTGGAACCAATTGACCATGAGTTCCGAACAACAAAGAGGATACTGGAAGATGATTGGACACACCACCCAATTGACCTACATCACCGACCCATCATTCGCCGATGTTGCCGGACCATGTGCAGGAGCATCTGGACCCGCACAAGTCTGTGCCCCCAGAAACGCACTTCCAGAAACCACCCTTTACATTCCCCTTCAATTCTGGTTCACCAAGAACCCAGGACTTGCACTTCCTCTTATTGCCCTTCAATACCACGAAGTCAAGATCAACTTGGATATCAGACCTATTGGAGAATGCTTATGGGCAGTATCTGACCTATCTGCAACTGGTGGTGCTACCCAGTCTGTCACCACTGCATACCAACAATCCCTTGTTGCCGCATCTCTTTACATCGACTATATCTTCTTGGATACTGACGAACGTAGAAAGATGGCACAAAACCCTCATGAGTACTTGATTGAGCAACTTCAATTCACTGGTGACGAATCTGTCGGTTCATCATCCAACAAGATTAAGTTGAACTTCAACC